TATAATAACGTCTCGCCTACGGTGGGAACTACTGCGCCTGATATGTGTTTGATGGTTACGGCGAACACAAAACGTTCTTATGCGTTCACAGAGGGCATTTTATTTGGTACAGGGTTGTCCATGGCGTGTGTGACTACACCTGGAACTGCTGGAACAACAGACCCCCCTGGGGATGTAGTTGTCCGCATTCTAGCTTCATAACGGGAAACGATGGCCACATTAAACATTCCAGTTTTCAGGCAGTGGGTTCCCTTTGAGCCTGTCGAAAAGTCTGGTGATGATAGCCCGCTCATGGGGCGTATTCGTGGAATTGCCTCTTCCGAGCATGTAGATGCTGATGGCGAAATCATTGTGCAGAAGGGTTTGGAGTGGGGTTATTTTCTTAACCACGGATTTGTGTCACTAGAACACCCTTTGGGTGTTCTAAACGCTGTTGGGGAATCTGTCAGCGCACAGGTTGTTGACCTCAATGGCACTCCTGCAACGGAGATCACCGCTGATTTGCACTTGGAAGATAAAGTTGGGAAAGCGGTTTGGGATAAAGCTCGAATGCTCAAAAAGTCTGGTAGCCGCCGTAAACTCGGCTTCAGCATCGAGGGAGAAGCTTTAGAACGCGATGAAGAAAACCCCAAGTTGATTACGAAAGCCAGGGTGATCTCCGTTGCAATTTCCGCCGCACCTAAGAACCCAATGAGTTGGTTCGAGCCTATTGCGGCATCTATGATGGCCATGCTGCGGAAAGATAATAGCTTAACCGACTTAATCGGACACCCGGCGCAAGCCGAAGAGGAAACAGGTGGTATGGCTACACTTGTGCCTCAAAGTATTCAAGGGGTGGCTGATCCAGCCACTTATGATAAAAAATTGCTTGACGGCGTGAGTTCCAGAGATCTACTCGTAGCTCGCGTATTAAAGCAGATGCCCCAGCTCAATTGGACGCAGGGGAGTAGTTTGGTGGATGAGTTATCTCGTAGATTCTAAAGGGAGCCCGATTATGAAGGCTAATGAACTTTCTAAGTCCCTCACGGATCTGGGTTTCGATGAGACGGAGGTTGCTCGTCTCGTTAAGGCACGGATCGATGGGGGCACCGTTGATGTTACCGAAATGAACACTTCCGAGGAGAAGTTAGTGGATCCGGAAATTCTAGATGAGGCCGTTGACGCTCTGAAGAAGAGCATTGCCGGTATGTCCGATGCAGATGAGTCCGTTACTTCGATGGAGGAGGCTGCTGAAGCGGCTACCGACTCCATCGTTAAGAGTGAAGGCTCCGCCGAAGATACACTTGAGACGCCCGCCCCGATGGATAGCACGGCCCTTAGCATGATTGCCAAGGGTGCTGATTCTATCGTTCGTCGGGTGGACGACCAGCACAAGGTTCTCGCAACCGCAGTGTTGGCACTCGGAAAGCTTACGCAGAACATGGCCAAGGCCATGGTTGAGCACAGCGATTCCACGCAAACCATGGGCGACCGGGTTGAGCTGCTTACCAAGGCACTCAATATTCCGTTAGAGCCCCGTTCGGTCAGTGGAAACGCCGAGCCCATCCCCGCTCCCGGCGAGACCACGGAACGGGTTATTACCAAGGCTGACGTTGTTTCGAAGGCCAAGGTTATGTTGGATGATAAGGATCTCCAGCATAGTCGTGCACACCAGCTTGTTGAGGCGGTTAGCCTTCTCGACAGTGGTGCTAACCCCGCGCAAATTGCGCAGAATTATGGCATTCCGGTCGCTTAGTCCGGCTTTTTAGGGAGGATCAAAAATGGATCTTGGTAATCTACAGTCCCTTGCCGGGCAAGAAGTTCCGGTTGGTGATTTAGTCGAATTGAATAAGGCGCTCCGAAAGGCCGCCGGCTCTGGCGGATGGTCCGGTAATCCCGGTCAGGCTAACGTTGGCTTTCCAGACCAGGGTGCCCCTGGTGGTGTTGGCGGCGCGGCGGAAGAGTTGCAGGCACTTGTTCCGCAGAGCATCCAGAACACTCTGGATACGGCCACCTACACCGAGTCAGCTATCCAGCTTTGGAAGATGATGACGAAGGTGCCCGTGACCAGCACGTTGCACGAGACTGTTCGTGTCAACGAGTATGGCTCTATGGGGCTGGACCCGTGGCTGGCTGAAGGCGCTGGCGGCACTAACTCGCTCGGTGAGTATGAGCGACTGATCGTCAAGGTGAAGTACCTTGCCGAGCGTCGTGAAATTAGTGATGTCGCCACTATGGTCGGGGCGATTGGCTACCAGGGTGTTTCTCGGGGCGTTCTCGCGCAGCAGACCACGGATGGCACTCGCGCTCTCCTCGGTAAGTTGGAGCGTGCCCTGTTCAACGGCGATTCCGATCTGACCAGCCTTGGTTTCGACGGTCTCCGCAAGCAGATCCTCGGCACAACTTGGGGAACTGACGCGGAAAATGGTTACGAGACCATTGGGAACACTGGAAACTACACCAACAAGGCTGGGGCTAACCTCTCCCCGCAAGATCTCATCGACACGCTGTACGAGACCTTCGCCGCACCGAACTTCGGTATGGTGAACTCGATTCTCGTCGAGCCGCGAGTCTTTGGTTCGTTGGTCCAGGTTGCTACGGCACATGGTCGGTTTGACCAGATCTCGACTGCTTCCAACCAGCTCCTCTTCGGTGCCGATGGTCTGAAGATTGCCGGTCCTGGTGGTCTTGTTCCGGTTATTTCCTGCCCGCTCATGCAGCATCCCGACACGCAGATTAGTGCCGTTCAGGGTACTGAGAACACCACTGTTAGTGCGGCGGGTCTCGACCTTGTTCCCACCGCAGAGACTACGGTGGGAACTTCTCGCTGGACGGCGGCTGACGCAGGGACGTACCACTACGCCTTAACCCTCGTGAGCGACAACGGGGCTACTCCGGTTGACATGCACGCGACGGACGGCATTCTGGTGGCGGCAGGTAAATCGGTTAAGTTCGATATTGCTGACGGCATTGCAGAATCAGGGGCTACCGGGCGGTACTACCGAGTCTTCCGTAGTGCGAAGGGCGGCGGCGTTGGCGGCACCAAGAAGTGGATTGGCAACTGGCCGGTTAACACTTCCGGTTCTGGTACCAACACGTCGATTATTGACAACAATGACCGACAGCCTGGGTGTAGCTCGGTGTACTTCCTCCAGAACACACCGGATGTGATGTACTGGGCGCAGATGCTCGACTTCTTACGTCGGCCTCTTGCCCAGGTTAACACCACTATCCCGTTCTTACTGATGCTCTTCGGTACGCCTCATGTTAAGGTTCCTGGCAAGAACTTTATCATCGATAACGTTAATCCGAACTTGTAGGAGTTGATCAATGGTACGCTGGGCACATAAAACTTTTCGGAATTCTGGTCTAGTTATTGGGTCTACGCGCTACCTTATTGGTCCTGATGGTGTTCTCACCACTGAGGAAGGAGACGACCCCGCACCCGAACACATCGCCGTTATGCGGCAAATCGATGAGTTCACACAGGTGCAGGTCGAATCCCCCGTAAAGCCCGCAAAGGCTCCGGAGCCTGCCCCTGTGGCGGCTCCGGAGCCCGCGCCGGTACCCGAACTACCCCCCGTCGTTGCGGAAGCGCCTAAGCCCAAGCGCGGGCGCGCATCGACCAAGAAAAAGAAGAAGTAGGGGAAAACATGCCCGATCCTACAGGTGCAAATCTTACCGACGCGGAAGTCACGCGAATCGAGTTTGCCGAGGTCCATTTTCAGGACTTCAAGCTGGCAGATCGCTTACAGGAAATCCGCAAGGACCAAGAGCTTGGTACAATCAAGCCTATGAGCCTTACTTTAACCGCCGCCCATACGCTCGTAGAGCCCGGTGGTACGGTCGGTGCCGATTCCAGCGAGATTACTGGGTCGTTTATTATTGCCACTGCTGACGGCGCGTACAATTTGAAGCTTCCAGATCCCACAAAGTTTAGCGGGCGGCTCCACTTTCTCGTGAAGAATGGCTCTAGCGCCATCACCGTGCACTGCTTCACCGATGCGGACGCTAGTTCTGGAAAGGCTATTACAGCCGATACTAAGAGTCTTCTTATCTCCGACGGTACAAGCTGGTTTGCAGAAGCTATTGTCGATCCCATTGCAGACTTAACATAGTAGGTTAGCCATGCCAGACCCAAGTTCGACTAATCTAAGCGATTTCGATGTTAAAAGGCTGGATTTCGCGCACCCTCTTTTTAGCAAGTACAAGCTTGGAAAGAGGCTGCAAATTCTTCGACGTGATGTAGAGACTGGAGAGTTGGCATCGGCTCAGGCTATCTCGCTTGTTGCGGGCAACACGGACAGCTCCGTGCACACCCTGTTAGCGCCAGGGTCTACTGCGGGCACTTATGATAGTACAATTACAAGCCGTTTGATTATTGTGACTACGGACGGAGCCAACGACTACACGGTAACTCTGCCTGTTTTAGCCGCAGAAGCCACCAAGTTCACGGGACTTTTGCATATCGTGCACCCTTCGGGCACTGGAGATCTGACAATTTCGGGCGCGGGCGGTACGGATAACGTCATGGATGAAACTGCGCCATCAATGCAAACGTTCTTTTCAGATGGAACAGACTGGTACGCTGGTACAGTTGATGAGGCGCTAACCGATGATACCGCGTAAGGAGTGAAGGATGCCTGATCCTACAGGAACAAACATTACTGCGTCTCAGGCTTCTCGGATGGACAAGTCCGATCCGCTGTTCCGAGAGTTTAAGCTCGCAGAACGGTGGCAGAAGCTTCGTCGAGATATCGATACCGGAGCGCGTAACGGCACGACTAACATCAGCATCGCGGGTGGCGCGACGACTACTCTAGTAGCTCCCGGCGAGTCCGCAGGGGCAGACCAAGTTGAGCTTACGTCCGACATGGTGTGCGTGACTGTTACGGGAAGCGGAGTGCCTACTCTGGTCTTACCCAATCCAGTAGAGTACATCGGCGTCTTATTTGTCGTAGTAGTAGCAGGCTCTATTCACCTGCTCGCTAAGCATACTGGGAGCGGTGACGCAATGAATGCGGTTGGCGTGAAGCGCTGCGTTTCCAGCGGGACCGACTGGTATATTATGACTAGCGAAGAGAACATCATAAAGCTTTCGGAATAGCCGCACAACTAGCGATGGGGTTGCCGCTGGCCCGCTATTAAGTCAACCTTACACGGAAGGAGGAATTAATGGCGGTCACGGATATCACAACAGCGCAATGGCTAAAAGACCGCTACCTCTACGGCGTAGACCTCACCGACGATAACGGTGACCCGTACCCTGACGGCTTGTACACAGCCACTATTGACTCCGCCGTGGCTACAGTTTCGGCTGAGTTCGATATTGAGCTTCTAGGGCCGACAAAGTTCGTGGAGCGGTACGATACGTTCCACCAACACGGCATTAGTTGGTTCTTAACCCACTTAATGCACAAGCCGGTCATCACGATTGACAAGCTTTCGGTGCAATTTGCCAACTTTCCACAGGCATCTCTACCCATTGAATGGGCGCAGATTGCCGACAGCAACGTGGCCCAGGTACAGCTCATGCCGGGGCCAGAAGCCCTTTCTAACACGGCTTTTTCCGGCGGTATCCCGTTCGTCGGTATTCAAGGCATCATGTTCCGAGATTACACGCCGCAGTGGTGGAAATATGAGTACACTGCGGGCTTTGAGTTCGAATTAGCGGGTACCGTAACGCAGACTGCTGGCGGAACGACGTTAACGGGCGCAGATACGGCATTTTTGACTCCGGTTCACGGCCCAGCCAAGACTCAGTTTACTGTTAGAGCTGGCGACTACGTAAAGATCATCTCGGCTACCAACGAGGGCGCTGCGCTGACTGGGGGGCCAGTTCGCGTTAAATCAGTCGAAAGCGACACATCTTTGACGCTGGATTCGACATTAAATGCCTTGGCGTTCACAGACGGTAAAATCCGGTTGATGCAGTATCCCGGAGACGTTTTGGACTGCATTGGGCTGATTGCTGCGATGCTGCCCCTGGACACAGCAGGTGATTTGATTATCGGCGCGGGTATTTCACGGTTGAACGTGGGCGTGGATGGGTTGCACCAGGAAATCCAAACTACCTCTGGCGTGGATAACAGCGGCTACGGTGCCCGTATTATCCAGTATAGACGTAGGTTGCAGGACACTATTGCTGCGGTTAAGCGTAGGTACAACCCGATTAGAATGTTGGTGATCTAATGCCTATCATTCGCGGACTGGTACCGAAGAAAATCAAGCCCAGGGTCGATTTTGATATCGGCTCCTTCAGGCAACGAGTCTACGAAAAAGGCTTGTACATGACCTGGGAGATGGCGGGCGAATGTCCGTGCAACACTGTTGTCACAGTGGGCGATGGGGGTTCAGTCTACGGAAGACAGAATAGATCTGCCGATACTGGGGAACCGCGAGTAGACTGTCCGTCATGTAATGGCACGGGGCTTATCTATCACTCATCCCAGACTGTACGCGGGCTGGTGATTGGTGCGGAAAACGACTTCGATCGGTTTCGCCTATACGGCGAATATGCGACGGGCATGGTTGGAATCACTCTCCTACCGGAGCATGTACCGGGTATTTTAGACCGATTCACCATTATGGACAGTCTTATTGTGTTTAAGGAGACCCGTAAGCGGACTACCGCAGTGGTAGAAGAATTGCGGTACGCAATTGGGACAAGATCGGTAATCGTGGGCACTGAGGCTGACCAGACCGAGTCCGAAACACAGGAGTTATCCGCCCTATACGCCATTAAAGCAACCACCAACGGAGTAATCAGCGGGAATGAGTTAGTTATCGGCACGGACTTCACAATTACATCAAGCGGGAAGATTGATTGGACGCTTGGTATTGCTGCTGGAACGGCCCCCACGGAGGGAGAGTATTACGCATTCACGTATTTCGCCCACCCAAGATATGTTGTAGCCAACCATCCGCATGTTCTACGGGATACGCGGACAAAACGGAAAACTGCGAGCGAACAGGTCACGCATTTACCAGTCAAGGTAGACTGCCTATTAGAATTCCTTCGGGACCGGGATACCTAATGGCTTCCAAAAGAGCAACAGTTCACCAGATTAAATCCGCGACTCTAAATATCATAGAGCGTAAGTTAGCAGTTACTCGTCTACGTGTAGCAACAGAGGTTAAGCGGGAATGGGAACGTATTGCTCGGCAGCGTATCAGTAAAAATTTAGGCGTGTACTTGAACAGTATTGTTGATGTGAGCGACGGTAAAACCGTAAAAATTAGACTCTCAGGTAAACAAGCCCTGACTATAGAGTTTGGAAACAAGGCATACGACGTAAAAGACTATTTAATCGGGCCAAAAGGATTTGCGCATAACTACGACAGTGCAGGGAAATTCACTGATGTTCCGTTTACGTCGTCTAACCGCGCAATCACAGAATTAGTAGGCCATAACATTAGAGCACGAATCTTGCAGCCTATGGGAATCTCCGGGCGTAAGATGATGTCCGGTAAAATTAAGCGCGTAGGCGTTAGAGAAACGTTAATGCAAGCTGCGCGAAGGCGGAAGGCGTCCCCGGCTGTGCTTGCTAAAATTCAGCGTAGTGGCGCTGGGCAAGTAATCAAAGAGGCGCATCGATTTAGAACGAAAGGTGGAAAGCTAAGATTCAAGTCAAAATACACTAAATTCATGCGCGTATCGAGAGCGAGTGGCCCGTGGATGAAGGCCGCAACTCCTGGGGCGCACGTAGTCAAGCTGCTAAAACCTAAACTTTCATCTATTATCAAAAAGGCACTACGTGGCGGGAACATTTGATTTACACGCGCTTATAGCGCTGCAATCTGGATGGGAGAATATGGGTTCTACCCAGTTTAGATCTGCGTTTACGGGGATTCCGACCGCGCTGGTAGACTCGTGGTACACCCGCTTAAAGGCTGAGAAAGTAGAATTTGTAGCTGCCTTTTCACCTGGAGAGTCCACATTTCCGGTAATTGTAGTAAAATCCTCTGAAGAATCAGTAGTAGAGCAGCCGCTTGGATTCTGGGGCGCGCAGACCACGGATCATCAGCAGTCACGAGGAACATTGGTTACCGAACAAGTTACTATATCTATTTTCTCATCAAGTTCAGAGCTTACCCGTGCTTTATTCGTGGTAATGCGCGGAATCATGATATCGTCCGTACAGTGGTTGTTGGGTGAGTGTGAGTATGATTCTGTTGAATATATTGGTGGCGGGGACATCGACCCAGACCAAGATCTTTTTCCGGAAGATCCAATTTACAAAAGAATGATGCGCTGGTCCGCAATGGGATTCGCAACTATCAATACAGTGAATATCTCAGAGTTGGTTAAAGATTTTGTGGTTGGGGCTTTCGACGTTCCTGTGGATTCAGCGGACAACAAGGGCGGAGTTGACGGCTCCAGCGACTTATAGGGAGTATAGTTATGGCGGGGCCATCAGGACTTAACGTAGGCGGGTTTTTAACTAGGCGTCCTGGCGTGTACGCAGAGGTGGACGCTAGCGCCCTTAACTCAGCTACGCTGTCGGTGAACAACCTTGCGATTATCGGGGATTTCCCATTTTTGCAGGGGCCGGGACATTCGGATTTTAGCAATTCTACTCAACTGCCCTTGCCCGCTGTTGTGGGCACTGCAAACGGGTTTAAGAAGCTAGACACTAAGTCGGCGGCGTTGAAGACGTTAATGCCGTTGATTTTCAACCCCGCTAGTGATCCAAACATCACTGGGCAGCCGCAAACTGTCACTGTGGTGAATGTCACGCCCAACAGTCAGGCGTTCTACAATTTAAAGTCTAGTCTAGGCGCGGACCTTATTAAGCTTAGCGCGAAGAGGTGGGGTCCGGTCGGGAACCAAGCGTGGGTGGCTGCAACGGACACCGTTGGCGGCGATTCAACGCAGGGCAAGAGCCTTATGGTGACACTCTCAGGCGCTTCCGAGACGTTTAATAACCTCGGTAACGACGACGACAGCAAGATGTTCTCTGTCTCCTATGACGGCACAGAGGTTACTGCTGTTGATGCATCTCTCAGAGAAGGTGCGTTGACCCTTGCGAGCACCCGCGCTGCTGCCATCACGGCTGG